CAGCATATGTTATTGCCAATAAGCAGTTTGAAGTATTAGGAACTAATATGACTACTGCTTTGTGTACTTTTGGAACTACTATCGCAGGTATTTTGGTAACAACAGCTGGTGCTGATGCGGATCAAGCAATCATAGCACCTCATTTGGATACAAACCAATCATCTTGGCAAGTTAATAAATGGGGAACTGAAAACTCAGTTGAATGGGAATGTTCAGTTCAATTACCAGCAATTGATAATCAAAAAGTTTGGGCAGGCTTAAAGCTAACTAATGATCAAGTAGTCGCAACTGATGATGATCAAGCATTTTTTAAGTTTCAAACTGATGCAACTGCTAGTGAAGCATTTACTGATTTTACTAAATTGCATTTTGTTCATAGTATTGGTGGGACTGATTATATTAGTGTGCTACCAATTACTGTTGCAGCAACTACGCCTTACCACTTAAAGATCGTTATAGATAGCGACAGGAAAGCTACTATTTATGTAAATGGTATACAATATAATATTACCACTACATCTGGAAGCACAGGTGGTACTGCAGTAACCGCAGTTCAACCAAGTAAAGCAGTTGTTAAGTCAGCAGCTTTAACTAATGATGTGGATTTCATTCCATATATTGGTATTGAAGCAGGTGACGGTGCAGCTGAGGCACTTAACGTGCATTATCAAGCGATAAGCAGAAATGTTTATGAATAATGGTTAACAAAATAATTAGTGTGGGCCTCGGTCCACACTAATTAATAGAATTATTAATAATTTTTGATATAATAAAAATAAATTAGGAGGAAAACTTATGGCTTTTAATAGTGATGTTAAACAATCAATCGCACTTACTGCTGATGGCTTGTTCGAAAAATACATAGGAACATCTGCGGTAGACATAACCAATTGCAGAATTAAAAGCATAGTCGTTCATACAAGTGCGGCTGATGCTACTGTTAAATTATATGATGAAGCAGACAGTTCAAAAACTGCAAGTGCTTTAAAGTATAGTATTCTTTTCGGAACTGCTGCCAATGAAACTTGGGAACACACCTTCCCAGGGGACGGTATAAAATGTGAGAATGGTGTTTATTGTGACTTAACAAACGCTGATCATGTAACAATAATGTTTTCCTAAAAACATTATGAAAGAAATTTGGATATTATATGTAATGTTCGCGTATATCGGAGCGTACGACAATCCCGGACCAAGAGACGTAGTTTTTAAAAATGGTCCAATGTATGTATCTAATGAAGAATGCTCTAAGTATTCAAGTAAATGGATTATGGAGGAAATAAAAAGATTGGATTTTAAATATGATTGGAAACTAGCAGTTTGTAGTGATGGTAATATAGATGTTTATAAATACCCAGTCCAAGTAAATAATAAAAGTGTACAAATTAATTATAATGCTTTGTTTAACGGGAACCCCCTGCATAAAAGTGGAGCATACAAAACAGGTTTACGCGAAACAAATTTTTGAAACTGTGAATCATTGTCAAGCATACGCAGATAATTTTTATATAGAAAAGATTCACGACAAGTATCGACCAAAATGGAAGTTACAAGGAGCGTTGTGTTTAAGAGAAGATTTAGATAAGCAAGGAGTGATATAGTGGCGATCACTAGATCACATATTAGTAACCAAGTATCTAAAGGGAGATATAAAAATGCCAAAAGTAGGAAAAAAACATTTTCCTTATACAAAAAAAGGAAAAAAAGCCGCTAAAGAATATGCTAAGAAAAAAAAAAAAAGAAGTAAAAATTAATTAGGAGAATAAATGGCAACATCAGGAACTACAACATTTAATTTAGATGTTGATGAAATTATTGAAGAAGCATATGAAAGATGTGGATTAGAAGCTACAACAGGTTATGATTTAAAATCTGCTAGAAGGTGCTTAAATATAATGTTTGCTGAATGGGCAAATCGTGGTTTAAATCTTTGGACAATAAAACCAAAAACCATGGCTTTAACTGCTTCTACTGAATCTTATCAACTAGATGCTGATATTATTGATGTTGTAGATGCTGTAATCAAAAGTGGTTCTGTAGATTATAATATTGACAAAATAAGTAGAGCTGAATATTTACATATACCTAATAAAACTGCTACTGGAAGACCTTCACAATATTTCTTATCAAGAAAAGATAGTCCAACAATATATTTGTATAATTCTCCAGATAAGGCTTATATTTTTAAATATTGGGCTATGACTTATGTAGAAGACGTTGGAAATTATTCTAATCAAATAAATGTTCCAAAACGATTTTTTCCGTGTATGTGTTCAGGGCTTGCTTATTATTTGGCAATTAAAAAAGCACCCGAAAGAATACAACTTTTAAAACCTTTATACGAAGAAGAATTACAAAGAGCACTGCAAGAAGATAGAGAACGAACTTCTTTAAAAGTTAAGGTAGGTTTATAAAATGGCACAAGCTAGAGGAAAACAAGCACAATTTATATCAGATAGAAGTGGTATGTCTTTCTTATATCAGGAATCTAAAAAAGAATGGAATGGATCATTGGTACATAAATCTGAATTTGAATCGAAACACCCACAATTAGAACCAAAGAAAAAACGAATTGATGCAGAAGCATTAAAAGACCCAAGACCAGATAGATCAGAAACTGTTGTACCACATTTATTAGGACTAAATCCTTTTACGACAACAGCAAGTGATGCAACAATTACAGTTAAAGAACCAGAGCATGGAAGATCTACAAGTGATACTGTTAGATTTAGAGATGCTCTAGTGGTGGGAGGGATTAGTAACTCAGTTATTAATTTATCTAGTGGATATACTATTACAAAAGTAGATGACAATTCTTATACATTTGAAGCAACATCTACACCAACAATTAGTGAAACAGGAGGAGGAATTGTAGCATCGGCTGGACCGGTAACAATAACAAATTAATATGTCAGAATACTCAGATTTAAGAACAAAAGTTATAGATTTTTTAGAATCTAATACAACTGTTATTAGTACAACTGTTTTTGATTATATACTAGAAAATGCACAGTTTAAAATTGCTAGAGAGTTTGATTTAAATTTTCTTAGGAAAATAGATACTAGTGCTTTAACTAGTACCAACCCATATATAAATTTACCAGCGAATATGTTAGTTCTAAGAAGCATACAATATTTAGATGCAGATAAGAACAGAACATTTTTAGAACCAAAAGAAGTTACTTATGTTATTGAATATGGAAAGAATAGAACATCAACAGCTAAGCCAAAATATTATGCACATTGGAATGAAGACACTTTATTAATATCTCCAACTCCAAATTCAAATTATTCTATTGAAGTACACTATACAGTTAAACCTAATTCTGATGATGCTAGTACATTATTAAATAATTCAAATCCGTATTCTTGGATCTCGAAAAATGCACCAGAAGTTTTGTTTAATGTTTGTATGCTAGAAGCAATAGATTATTTAAAAGGACCTACTGATCTGCGACAAATATATGAGCAAAGATATACAAATAGTGCACAAGGGTTATCCATTGAGCAACAAGGAAGAAATCGAAGAGACGAATTTAAACACGGAATTGCAAGAACACCTTTACAAGTAAAAAAACCGTAGGTATATTTAATTATTAATTGGAGGATATATGAAAAAATTATGGGACTTAATTCTTAATGGATATATACCTATAAGAGGAATGAAGCCTGATACAAAAACAGGTATCGTTCCTATAGGAAAAATTTCTATTAAATTGCTTGTTTTAGTTTTAGTAATAAGTGTTATACTGTGTAAATATTTAAGTTAGTATAAAAAAATTGGAGGGTATAAATGACATCAACACTTACAGCAGCAACATTAACAGTTAAAATAACTGAAAACATTGATCTTAATGGTAAGAATCAAGGTGGTTCTACTACTTTATCATTATCTAGCATTAATGAAATTTCAAAACGAATTGTTACTGTGACTACTACAGAAGTCGAAGTTATAGCAATGTCCACAGCAATGACATCAGGGACCTATGTTGAAAGCGATGTAAAATACATGCGCTTTACAAATCTTGATGATACAAACCACATTACACTTACATTTAAAAATGAAAATGATGATGAATTTGCTGTTAAACTAGATAAAGGACAATCTTTTATTTATAATGGCGATATTTCTGGCGGTGTAGTAGACACAATGGATGCAATTGATGGCTCGGGACTTACTGTATCACTAGGAGATTTAGTTAATGTAACAGCAGATGCTGATACAGCTAGTTGCGATATGGAAATTTTTGTAGCATCAGCATAATAAAAATATTATACTACTTTATTGGAGGGTAAATGGCTTCGACATATACAACAAGTTTAAATTTAGAGCTTCAAGCCTCTGGTGAGAACAGTGGTACTTGGGGAACTAAGACAAATACAAACATTTCTTTACTAGAAACTGCAATTTGTGGTGGATCTAGTTCATCACTAGCTATTACAGCAACATCTCAAAGTTTAACGGCATCTGATGGATCTGCGGATCAATCAAGACGAGCCGTCTTAAAATTAACAGGAACACTTACAGGAAACACAACTTTATCTTCAGAAGCCGTAGAAAAAATTTATTGGATTGATAACCAAGCAACAATGTCAACTTATACTCTTACTTTTAAACCAGCAGGTGGTTCTGGAGTAAGTTTAGCTAGTGGAAGAAAACATTTAATATTCCAAGATGGAAGCACAGCATTTGATCCATTAGCAGATTACGGACCAATTAATTCTTCAGCACTTGTTTCCGGTGGAAACATGACTATTGGTTCTGGAACAGATGGAACAGATTACACATTAACATTTGATGGTCATGCCGGAGACGGTGTGATTACTTGGATGGAAGACGAGGATCAATTCAAAATCAGCGATGATGTGATGATAGTAGATAATGAAAAATTAATTCTCGGAACAGATTCAAATATTACTATTACTTACGATGAATCAACAAACGATGCACTGGAGATAGCAGCTAATGTAGAAGGCGCTGCTTTACCGATTGTTTTAAAAGCAGACCAAGGAGATGATGCAGGAGATGAATGGAAAATTAATGTAGCAGATGGCGGTACAATTACATTTGGAAACGATGCAAATTCTGCTGGAACGTATGTAACACACGTCACAATGACTCCTAATTCAACAGTTGCAAGCTCAACCGTAACTTTTGCAGGTAATGTTTCTGTTGCAAATACTTTAATCCCAGATTCTGTTGGTGGCGCGGATATTGGTAGTACATCTGCCGAATGGGGAGACGTATACATTGCTGATGATAAAAAAATTAAATTTGGTAACGCCCAAGATGTAACTATAGAATACGATGAAGATGACACAGATACATTATTAATTAGCGGAGATGCTACATTTGCTGATGATAAAAAATTATATTTTGGAACAGGCAAGGATGCATATATAGAATATGACGAAGATGGAAATGACACTTGGGTATTTTCTCCACCAACAGGTGGATTACAAATACTTGATGATAAAAAGTTAGTATTCGGTGATGGCTCAGATATATCTATAGAATATGACGAAGATGGAGAAGACAGATTAAGAATTGAAGGAGCACCGGTAGTTGTTTCTGGTGGTGAAGGTGAAGCTGGAGATTTACATTTATACGCTGATCAAGGTGATGACGCAGGTGATGAATGGAAAATTAGTTGTGCAGATGGTGGAACATTAACCCTTGGCAATGATTTAAATTCTGCCGGAACATATGTAACTCATTTTACAATTACACCAAATGCTACAGTTGCTAGTTCTACAGTAACATTGGGAGGATCTCTTAATATTACAACAGTTGCTGCAGCAGGCAGTGACACAGATAAATTTTTAGTATTAGACGGAAGTGGAAACGTAGATTACCGAACAGGTACCCAAGTCTTATCAGACATCGGTGGTGGAACAGGTTCTGTTGCACTTACAGGTTCAACCGATAATACCATAGCAACGGTTACAGGATCTAATGCAATAGCCGGAGAAGCTAACTTCACATTTGATGCAACAGATGCTTTAATAGCAGGAGCAGGAAAATTACAATTAAGAGACTCAGCATTATTTATTAACTCAAGCACTGATGGTCAATTAGATATTGACGCAGATACAGAATTAGAAATTACAGCGCCAACAGTAGATATAGATGCTTCATCAGGAGTGGATATTAGTACTGATTTAACAATAGGTGATGATTTATTATTTGGTTCATCCGGAGCAGTTATTAATTTTAACAGCGGTGATGTAACTCTAACCCATGGGTCAAATTTATTAACTCTTGATGGAGGAGCTTTAGATTTAGATGGTGAAAAATTAATATTAGATGCTAATGCAAACACAAGTATTACAGCAGACACAGATGATCAAATTGATATTGAAATAGCAGGAGCAGATGATTTTCAATTTACAGCAAATACATTTACAATATTATCTGGTTCAACAATAGCAATTGCTGCCGGAGGAGCTATTACAAATGCCGGAAGCATGGCACCAGATATATCAAGCACAGGAAAAGCGATGGTATTAGGATTTTAAATTATGGAGGAAATAAACAATGGCTAGTGAACTATTAAAAGTAGCATTAACAGCAGGAGTATCAAACTCAGAAAGTGTTTTAATAAATGGTGCAAGTGGACACACTTATACTATTTTATCTATTATGATTTGTGAGACTGCAGGCGCAGCTGAGACATTTGATCTATACATAGATGATGATGGTGGTGGAACAGATTATGAAATATATTCTGACCAAGCACTTGCAGCAAATGCAACGTTTGAACATACATCTAAATTTGTTATAGAAGCCACAGATCATTTGTGTATGGCAACAGCAAGCGCGGCTAATGTTGATGTAGTTGTTTCATATTTAGATCAAACATTGTAGGTAAACTATGAGTGGTACAGTTTCTGATAACATCGATAGACAATCTGGTGTAATAGCAGAAGCAGCTGGGGGAGCTGAAGTTCGTTCTGACGATCCATCAGCATCTGAAGGCACAGTATGGTTCAATACAGCATCTAGTACATTAAAAGTTTATAGACTTATAAGTGCATGGGCTACTGAAGCTACAATAACAGTAGCAAAAGGTGGAGGTATGGGATTTGGAGTTCCAACTGCTGCTTTAATAGCAGGAGGCACAAGTGATCAGAGTAATTTTTTAGGTACATCTTATGAATATAATGGATCTTCTTGGAGTAATGGGGGTGACTTATCAAATGTTGGTCTTGAAGGTTTATGTTTTGGAACTTTAGCTGCAGCATATACTCATGGTGGATATAATTCACATAGTGGTTCTGGTGGTTTTCATCAAAATTCAGAAGAGTATGATGGAACGAATTGGTCATCAAGTGATGATTATACTGATGATATAAAAAATAATGCAGGTGCTTTTGGAACACAAACAGCAGGAGCTTCTGCAGGACAAAGAGATACAGGAAACACTGTTGATACTGGTATGAGAGAATATAATGGCTCAAGTTGGTCAGCAGAATCAACCAGAAATAATGCTGTGTATGATGCTTCTTGTTCTGGAACACAAACAGCAGGATTATCTGCTGGTGGAAAAAATTCTAGTCATGCAAAACAAAATCATGGAGAAGAATATGATGGCACAAGTTGGTCAAATGAAGGAGACCTTGCAACAGCAAGAGCTTATGAAGGAACAGGTACATGTGGAACTCAATCAAGTGCATTAACAGTAGGTGGGCAACCTGCAAGTGGAACAATAGCTACTGTTGAAGTCTATAATGGTTCAACTTGGTCAGCAGGAACATCAATAGCAAACCCTACTTATCAAGCACAAACTGCTGCTGTATCTGGCACAGATTTTCAATATATGGGAGGAAATCTAGCAAATTCTTCTATTACAACTGCTAATTATAATTTTGCAGAAACAGTAACAGCGAGGACAGTAACAGACAGTTAGGAAAATATTATGAGTGGATCAACAGCAGATAACGCAGGAAGACAATCAGGAGTAATAGCAGCAGCTGCTGCAGGTATAGAAATAGTTTCATCTGATCCAAGTGCAGAACACGGAAAGTGCTGGTTCAACTCAACAACAAGTTTATTAAAAGTTTATAACAATGTAACAGCATTTTCATCAGGAGGTGCATTAAATGTAGCAGGACAAAACATAGTTGGCTTTGGCACGCAAACTGCTGCTCTTGCTGGCACAGGTTATGGACCATCTAATAATACTACTGGTAGAGATGTAGAGTGTGAAGAGTATAATGGTACGGGCTGGACTGCTGTCAATTCTATGTCAGAAGCAAAAATAAATTCTGGTAGTGCAGGAACTGCTCAAACTGCTGGGATATTATTTGGAGGCAGTAATAATGGTGGAAGAGCTAATAGAAGTGATGAATCTTTTGAATATGATGGAACGAATTGGGCAGCTGCAGGAGATTTAAATACTGCTGATGTTGAATTAGGAGGTTGTGGTTCTCAAACTGCTGCTTTAAGAGTAGGTGGAGATAATAACGCTAGCTTCAGCACAGTTACCGAGGAATACGATGGCTCATCATGGGCTAATAAAAATAGTCTTGCTAGAGCAAGGTCTAATAATATGGCATGTGGCACAACAACTGCTGGATTAACTACTGGGGGAAACCCAGTCACTGATACAACCGAAGAATTTAATGGGACATCTTGGTCAAGTGGTGGTGCTTTAAGTACTGCACGAACTCAATGTCAGTCTCATGGTGGAACACAAACTGATGCAATAATGGCAGGTGGAGCAAATTCAAGTAATGCTGCTTTAAGTGTATCAGAACTTTATGATGGTTCCAGTTGGTCAAGTGGAGCTTCAATAACACGAGCTAGACAAAACAGTATGTTTTGTGGTATGTCAGCAGCATCATCTGGTGGTTTACAATTTGGTGGAGCAACTGGTAATTCTGCAACAACATATACAGATACAGATGAATATACTGCAACAGTAACAGCGCAAACAATAACAGATAGTTAAAAAATTATGAGTGGAACAGTAAGTAATAATATAAGTCAAAGTAGTGGTTCAATTACAGAACCATCGGGTGGTGTGGAAATCAGAAGTGATGATCCAACATTATCAGAAGGATTAATGTGGTATAACACATCTGCTAATACTTTAAAAGTTGCAAGAACTGTAAGTGCTTGGGAAACTGTTGGTGCTTTAAACACAGGAGTATATGCAAATTGCGGTTCAGGAACTACAACTGCGGGTTTGTCTTTTGGTGGATATACAGGTTCTAATACTGATGAAACTGAAGAATGGAATGGAACAGCTTGGACAGATACATCTGGTAATCTAGCATCTGCTAGAAGAGATCATGGTAGTGCAGGAACACAAACAGCAACTGTTGCTTTTGGTGGAGGAACAAATTCATCAGAAGAATATAATGGAACTTCTTGGAGTTCGGGTGGAACTTTAAATGAAAGTGTATCACAAACAAAAGGTGGTGGAACTTTAACTGCAGCATTAAGATTTGGAGGAGAAACTTAATGGCTGATTCAGCAAAGACAGAAGAGTATAATGGAACAACATGGGTTGATGCTAATGATTTAACTGCTGCTAAAAGAGATGGAGGATCTGCAGGAACACAAACAGCAGGACTTGCTATTTGTGGACAACCATCTCCAGGTCAACAACAAGTTTGTTATGAATATGATGGAACGAATTGGTCAACTGGTGGTAGCACAGCAACTGCTAGACATCAAATGGGTGCATGGGGAATCCAAACAGATGCTGTTGTAGCAGGAACAAGTGCTTATGCTGCTACTTGTGAAGAGTATGATGGCTCCTCTTGGAGCAATATAGACAACATGCCAACAGGAAAATCGTATTCAGAAGGATTAGGTAACACCAGTTCTGATGGTTTATATCATGGTGGTTCACATACAAATAGTAGTACTTATTTAGATACAACTTATAAATATTCAACAGCATTAACAGCAAGAAGTGTAACAGCTTCATAAAAATTTAAAAAGGAGGAAAACTATGGCAAATAAATATTGGGTAATTGAAAATACAGGCAAAGACTTTTTCACTCATCAAGACAGGGGTGATATGCCAGTATTTCAAGGACATCCTGGTGATGTTTGGATTACATCTGATAATGCTAAAGCAACAGCTTGGGCAGGTAAATATCCTAATGTTTCTAAAACCAAAGCTGAAGCACAAGGAATTGTGGATGATAAGGTTGAAGAAGCACAAGAACTATGGGATAATATGGATGAACCAAAAAATCCAGAGAATCGACCTGTAAAATATACATTAGATTAGGAGATATATATGACAAAACTAACACAAGTTAATTATCCTATGCTGCCAACAAAGGATAATGGGTTCATTAATAAAATTAAAGAAGAACTTAATGATACCATGAATAAGAAACAAATGTTTAGAACAGAAACTGAGATGAGATTTTCTGTTTTGAATGATGGTAAGCATCCTACTAAAGCCAGTAAGTACTGGCAATCTGTAAGAGAACAAGGAGTATTTATTGAAAACTTACATACGTTATCTTTTGAATACAGAAGAAACTTAGTTAAGTTAAAAAGAAAACAAAAGAAACTTGAAACAGAAAGTGATGAGTTTAAAAAAGAATATCTACAAATTGATATTGATGAATGTAGGTGGATAAAAGCACAACAAGAATCTGTTGCTAAAGACAGGGTTCGAGAAATTGAGCACTGGAGCCGGTTAAAAAAAGAACTTGACGACGGTAGTTTTAACACAAAAGACGTGAACGCACATCAGGCAAAAAGTTATGAACAAAACCTGATTAACAGAAAAAATACTTTGACGCCTGGATCAAGTCAGGCGGAGGTCATCAATGTTTTAGGTCCATTACAAACACTACAAAGATTAAACCGTGGAGATAAATTAAGTAATGACACAGGTGGTGTAACCATTCCAAGTGCAAAAACAAACAGCGATGCTAGTAAAAAATTGGAAAAAGATTAATGGATTTATTTAATGCAATAAATAAAGGCACAATAGCAATACAAGAGGAATTTTTACCTAACTTTAAAATCCTTGCAGAAAAAATACACAACTTTAAATATAAACCTGCTTATCAACCAAGCGGATTTCCTTATGGTAATAGATACCAAGCTTATCCCTGTTATGATAGTGATAAGTTAGAAAATATAGATAAAAAAGAAAATAAAATAATATTAAATACATTTAACGACACAATAGGAAAACCTATTAATAACTTCTTTTGTAGAGCAAGATACATAGTATCAAAAGAATTAGCAAATTCTAAAGTGAATACACTCTTTGGGATTATTCATACAGATGAAACAGAATATGCCGCTGTGATTTATTTTGATCAGACAGTAAGTGGAGGAACTGCTTTTTTTAGAAATCCAATGGATAAATATCCAGATATACAAATAGGAGCTGTACCTAATAGAGCAACTATTTATAAAAGGAGGTGGCATGCACCTTGTCACGATTTTACTTTTGATAAACGATATATAATAGCGTGTTTTTTTAATGTATAAAACAATGAAAATACCAAGAGAAAGCCTGTATCTTCGAAATAGTAAACTAGAACAAAATCCAGTTAACCAGAAAAAAAATAAACTTTATAAATCTGTGTTAAATAGTTTAAAAAAGATTGGTCAAGTTAATCCTTTAATCTGTGTTAAAGACGGCGATAAATATAAGGTATGTGTAGGTAACAATCGTTTTCTTGCAGGTTGTGAATTAGAATTTAAAGAATTTGATATTGTAGTTGTCCCTGATGAAAACAGAGATAAATTCACAGAAATAATGAATAGTTACAAACTAATAAATTTGTAATGATTAATACCATATTTACAGAAGTGCCTTTTGAAAAAATTGAGTATTTAACACGACCTGAATTTATAGATGGAACAGAACAAAAGTTTTATGATGAATTAAAGAAATCTGTACAAGAAAAAGGACTGTTAGATCCACTATTCTTAAATAATACAAATGGTCATTTAAAAACCATTATTGGTAATAACAGAATGGTTATATGCAAAAAACTAGGAA